GATCTCAACAGAGAACTATGGAACGCAGGAGCAGAGGGATCTCCTCAAAGAGATCAAGCACGCAAGCAAAAGCGTAAGTTAAACTATTACAGCAACATCTACGTTGTTAAAGATAGTGCGAACCCTGAGAATGAGGGCAGAGTTTTCTTATACAGATATGGTAAGAAAATATTTGACAAGATTATGGAATCAATGCAACCCGCATTTGAAGATGAGACACCAGTAAATCCATTTGATTTCTGGAAAGGTGCTGACTTCAAGTTGAAGATCACACGAGTCGCAGGATTCTGGAATTATGACAAGTCTGAGTTTGCTGAGACATCTACATTAGGTGGGTTCAACGACAAAGAGTTGGAAGCAATCTGGAAAGAAGAGCACAGTCTAGCAGCATTTACTGCTGATGATCAGTTTAAATCTTATGATGAACTTAAGCAACGTCTTGAGTCTACATTGAAGGGTAACTACAACAAACCAGTCGATGCTGAAACAGCATACGAAGAGGTTGAGTCAACCCCAACACCTGTTGCAGCAGGAACACCCGCATCAGTTGAAAGTGGAGATGATACGTTATCATACTTCGCACAACTCGCACAAGATGACTAAATAATTTTGTTCGAGATATACAGCACCCTTCGGGGTGCTTTTTTATTACATGTTTATATCTGACGCTGCAGTTCCTACTTGTTCTAGTCTTCCCTTGCTGAGTAATTTAAAGTATTGATCTACAAAATCTTCTATTAATGATGGTTTGATTAACTGTATTCTACTCTTCTTAGCATTCTGCTCAAACTCATATTGTTCATAACTAACAGATACAACTGGAGTCGCAGTAACAGTTGTAGTTCCGTTGTAGTATGACACTTGATAATTAGATGCTACAATCTTACCCGCTTCAACTATAACATTGTTATTAGCATCCTTCACTTCTGTTGTTATATGATGTTTAGTTGCTTGTGGATTTTCATATTTTTGATTAATAAATTCTTGCAACTGTGTTATGGAACGTGGCCATTGACTGTACACATCCACAATATCATTTGCAACCAATACTGTAAAAGCATAGAATGGGTTATTATAATATGCTACAGCAATATCTTCTGGTCTTTCGCCATCCCTAACATTTACTTCAGTAAAGATCGTTACCTGTGCCTTAAACTCTATTAGTATCTCTGCACGTCGCCAAATATTCCTGACAAGTAAAAAGTCAGGGTCAAGAGGTGTTGGTGAAAAGTTATATAATAACTCTGGTAATTTGTTTAACATTAGTATGATACCTCAGTTGTTCCCACACTCTTAGGATCTGCTACAAACCTACCTTTATTAAGTATCTTACCGAGACCTTTATTTCGTTTGTATTCTGAACCTTCCATATCGACACGTGTAAGTTTTGTTGTTTCTTTGAATTGCAATTCCATTGTAATAACAGGAATCGTTCCATCAAATACTGTTTGTAGTTGACCAAATGGTGTTGCGTTTATTGTTAATCCAGTCAATGCACATAGTTTTGTCTTAGGCATCATAGGATGTTGTATTGGTTTTCCTTCAATCTCACCAAATTCATTGCAACGTACAAATTTTGGAGTCAAGAAGAATACATCTGGGAAGGTAAGCATGACTGCACTACCTTTACCATTTTTTGAATTAGGATGCATTCCACGTTTGAACCACTCTACAACTTCTATAATTCTATCACTCTCTACTTTATTTCTTGCTGCTAATTCAAATCTAAAACCAAACTCTCTCCCTTGCATTTTTGAGAAGAATTGTATAGAGTTTTCGTTAGGTGCTAGTCCTGCTAGTCCTGCTATGTTTTTAGGACTCAATTCACTGTTAACTTTAAATGGGTTGGTAGACGCACCCACACCACCAGCTGCTTTTTGAATTACTTTTTCTATATTTTCAATCTTTTTATCTGCTTGATTCTTTTTATTCTTTTTGTCACCTGTCAAACTGTTTACAATTGCTTGACCACCACCCGCTATCACTCCTCCTGCTACTCCTATTCCTCCAAATCTAAGTGCATCATCAGCAGCAAGTGCTAGTGTTCCTAATTTGAATTCGTTGCTCCAGTCTGCACCATACTTATATTGAAACTCATTAGGTAAGGGAAGATGACACATGGTTGACATCAAACCTTTTGCATTTAATTCTGCTAATCTTTGCTTCTCTTTCTTTAACGCTCCTATTGTAGTTCTCTTTCCGTTTACAAAAACTTCTGTATCATCATCTGCATCTGCCAAAGATACCTTGTCTCTTCCAAAACCAAATATATTACCTGTTCCTGCAACACCAAAACTATCATCTGCTAGTGCTTGCTCTACTTTTCTTTGATTCTGAGTCTCTTTAGATTCTCCAGAACCATATACATTTGCAACCACATTGACACCACCCTCTACTACGTCTGCTATTCTACTATTTTGTAGAGCACCAAGAGCATCGTTTTGAGAGTCCTGCACTTTCTTTTGTGCTTCGTCATAACTATACTTCTCTATCTGTAGATACGAAGCATATGGTATGCCAGAAAGTCCAGCTGGATATTCAAATACAGTTTTTTGTGTCATTATCTATTGAAATGAAATTTTTCTAAGGGTAGAGTGCTTAATAGTTGCACCTCACTCTCTTTTACTTCAAAGAAGATGCGATCTGCATTCTTCGGTATATAATAACGGTAACTAGATTTAGGAAACCTTTTATTATTTAGTGCCTTTAATCTAGAGTTTGTGCCTTTGATATGATGTACGTTTGCACCGAGTAAATTATTTTTCTTATACTCCATAGTATATACAAGAGGATACTGATCCCATGCTTTTAATTGATCTCTAAATTTAGGATCATATTCAAAGGTATAGTATCTATCTGTTTGTGGAGTTTCTACAGCATCATCTAGTAATATATTGAACACTTCTTCTCTGAGGTTTGAGATACTTATCTTCTTACCCTTCATGTCTGCAACAAGTGCATCAAACCTTGAGTTCTCTTTCTGTGACGAGTCTGAACTCCCAGAGTCTGTCTTTGCAGAACTGTTCTGCTGCATCCCATTTTGCTCTGTTGGTGGCATATGTCTTAACCTCCGTAATATACGTTTTGGTTTTTTTGTTTTGACGTTTAGGACCTTCGACCTGTCTTTTGGGTTTGACTTCTATAAGATATGATTTTACTTTACCATCCTTCTCTCTTACCCTCATCCAGAAATCTGGAAAATAACGACGCCATCTACCTGTAACTGGATCCTTGTACGGTATAGCAAGTTCTTCTGACCACCATTCCAATACATTTGGGTTCGAGTCACACCATTTCATGAACTTTCTTTCCCACAAAGAACGGTATACAACGCCTGTAGGATCACCTTTATACTTCTTGTAATTAATTACTCGGTATTTACCCTTGTATGTCACTATAAATACATATATCAAACCATATGTATATTTATGGCAACCGCAAGAGGACTAATGAATTTCATGCAGGCTATTGGCAAGTCTGGTGGTATTTCTTCGTCCAATTTATATCAGTTTTCATTTCAACCAAGTGCTAAACTAAAAAAATTCTTTGAAGATAATCTTGGTGATGAGTTCTTAAGACTTACTGACAACGGTGATGGTATGAACTTACAGTTGTTATGTAATGAGATACAGTTGCCAGGTGTGACATACTCAGCATTTGATATTAAGTCAGTGCATAAAGGTATCACACAAAAGATGGCAACAGCAAAAGTATATAATGAATTAGATGTTAGTTTCATGTTGGATGGAACATCACTGCCACTTAGATTTTTTAGAGCATGGCAAGATTTTACATCAAACACTGTTGCAGAAGCACCTGAGTTTTTCTATGATGATCAAGAGTATAGAAGAGCATCAGCATTTAATTACTATGAAGACTATGCGTGTGACATGTTCATACACAAGTTAGAGAAGTTTGAAGGTGCTGCAGATCCTGGCACAGACGACAGTGGCAATAAGAAGAAACCTGATTATCTAAATCCATGGAACGCGAGACTGGTAAAAGCATATCCATATACAGTAGCATCAATACCATACTCATCTGCCCCTGCACAACTTGTCAAGGCAACAGTTGGATTTTACTATGAATACAGTCACTTGATAGAAGGTCCTGCACCTGATATAGGCAGTTAAAAAACCCTGCTATATAATATACTGAATTTATAAATCATGGCATTACCTGATATTGCAACGCCAACGTATACGTTGACTATTCCCTCTACCAAAAAGAAGGTAAAGTACAGACCATTCTTAGTCAAAGAACAGAAAGTTCTTATAGTAGCATTAGAGAACGAAGACTCAGAACAAATATTAGACGCTATTACAACCACAATACAAAACTGCCTTATCACTAAGACAAAGGTAGAAGACTTAGCATTGTTTGATATAGAGTATTTGTTTTTACAGATACGTGCTAGATCTATCGGTGAGGAACTTGAAGTAAAGGTTACTTGTGAAGATGATATGGAGACTACTGTTGATGTTAAGTTTCTAGTAAACGACATCAAAGTTAACTTTCCCAAAGGTCACACAAATATTATCAAATTAAATGATGATATTACTGTTGAGATGAGATATCCAGACTTAGATTACTTTGCAAAGGTTAACTTCACAGGAGGTGAACCAGATCCATATGATTTAATGGCAAAGTGTATTAAGAGAGTGTATGTGGGTGAAGAAGATTATACTCCTGACTCTGTTGAAGAATCAAAAGCATGGGTAGAAGGGTTGACCAGTCAACAATTCGATACTATACAGCAGTTCTTTGAGACAATGCCAACTCTAAAGCATGTATTAAAGGTCAAGAATCCAAACACTAAGGTTGTAAATGAGGTTGAATTAGAAGGATTATCTGATTTTTTCGCATAGCCCTCTTCCATGAGGGCATCATGACCTTCTATCAAACCAATTTTTCTTTAGTTCAACACCATAAATATAGTTTGACAGACATTGAGAATATGATGCCTTGGGAACGCGAGGTATATGTGAATATGTTAGCGAATCACTTACAGAAAGAAAGAGATCGCATCGCAGAAGAACAACGTAGATCCTAATGGAAAAAGGTTCAAAGGTCACTAACTATCTAAACAAAGCAATGAGGTCACTCGTAGGTGGAGTGGCAAATTCTATGGTGGGTTCTAGTGCTGTAGTTCCTGCTCTTGCACCTGTACCTGTAGATGAGGTAGATACATCATTTGGATCTCTAGATACTATAGAAAAACCAGAAGAAGAAGAGAAATATCCAGAAGTAGTAAAAGAAAAAATAGCAAAGATTGCTGAAGAAAAAAGTTTACCATATGAAGAAGAACCAGAGGTAAGTTTAAAGAAAGGCGGTATAGTAAAAGATCGTACAGTAGCAGAGGTTGCCGAGGGTGGAGAGGCAGAAGCAGTCATCCCAATGTCAAAGTATGGTGACTCAATAGAATCAATATACAGAGAAGGTGCATCGTTATTAATAAGTTCCTCCATAGGATTCTTGAATACACTACCCGCATCACCCGCAAAAGGTAGTGTCTTAGCAGAAGCAAATAAATTAAAATCTGTATTTGGTATATCAAAAACAGTCAAACCCGCATTTAAAATAGGATTAAAGCAAGAACTACAGTGGTGGGGTGGTGTTGGCGGTGGTGCTGCTACAGGTGGTGTCATGGCACCAGAGGAAAAAAAGAAAGATTCTACCTCTGACAGTGGTGGAGGAGGTTTTAGACTTCCTGACTTTAAGAAGTTAAGAAAAAGATTTAGGAAGTTTCGTAAGAGTAAACCATTTAAGAAAGCAAAAAAATTCCTATCAAAAGGGAAAGGAAAAGTAGGAAAGGCATTTAAGAAGTTAAGTGCAGTTGGTAAGAAGGCAGGAAAGGGTCTTAGTAAAGTTGCCAAGCAGGGAAAAGGATTAGTCAAAGGTGTTACTAAAGCAGGAAAGTCATTACTAAAGAAGGGTGTAAAGAAAATTGGTGCTAAGGTAGGAGCAAAAGCAATAGCAAAGGTCGGCACTAAGGCACTAGGAAAAGGATTACTTAAAAAGATACCATTTGTCGGATTAGGTGCAGGACTGTTGTTTGCAGGACAACGACTGATGAAAGGTGATTTTAAAGGTGCAATGTTAGAAGCAGCATCTGGTATTGCAGGTACGATACCTGGCGTTGGAACTGCTGTATCCATAGGACTTGATGCTACACTTGCTGCTAAGGATATGGGTCTACTACCCGATCAAAAGAAAGCAGAAGAGCAAGCATCAGGGTTGGCAACACCAAACCCTGATATAGACAGTCTTGGTAAACCTATTGTTTTAAATCCCCCTACCAAGAAAGCATGGAAGAGGGCAGTTAATGCTGCAGCAAAAGATGGTATCAATTTACCAAATAGTGTGACATCTTCATATAGAAGTCCAGAACAACAAGCAGCATTAGTCAGTGCAGCACAGGCAGGAGATCCAAATGCTATAAATCCTGCAGCACCTGGCAACTCTCCACATGGTCAAGGTTGGGCAGTTGATATACAATTTAATAGTAAGGCAAGCGAATGGATGAGAAAGAATGGTAAGAAGTATGGTTTCGAGTGGCAAGGTGAAGAGGATCCAGTCCACTTTGACTTTATAAACGGAGAAGATAATGACAAGTGGTTAAGAAAAGGTAAGAACAAATGGTTACCTGACATCCCTCCCGAACAAACAAAAGTAGCTTCATCAGGATCAGGCAAAGCTCCTAGTGCGTCAGTAGTCCAATCTTCAAAACGTTTTGAGGAGTTTAATGACTTGATAGAACAAGGATATTCTCCAGAAGAGGCAGATAAATTATCACTAGAGAAATTTCCTCTACAGATTGGTGATAGAGAGGGTGGAGGAACCAGTGGTGTTATTCCAACGCCAGGACAGCAAAAGGTTGTCTACATACCTATACCTACGTATCAAAAAAATAGAAGAAAGAATCAATGGGGTAGGAATGAGACAAATGTTATTGACCCACATGGCAAAGGTAACGCACAACTAGCATACGCATCATGAAGAAAGCTGCTAAGTCTATGAAGAATATAGGAAAGGGGATTGGTAATTTTATTAGCAATCCTAATGCGATTCGTAGTGCGATGGGTGTTCCTGCATCTGAGCAAACTGTTGATGTAAAAGCTACGAGTCTAGGATCAGAACCTATAGTAAAAGCAAAAGCAGCACCAAAGCAAGACCTTGTTCCAAATCCAGTAAAATCAACAGCTATCACTAAGAAGAGAAGAGGTAGACCAAAGAAATTACAAACACTTGCACAGGTTCAAGCAGATATAGATGCAAGGAACCAAACCTATAGAAGTCCTATTACAGGAGGTTTATTACCAGTCAAGAAATCCAAGAAAGTTACCAGTCTAGCGAAAGGTGGTATGGATGGTGATGATAAGAAAAAGAATGTAGATAAGGCATTAGAAAAGGATTTCAAGATAGATCCTAAGATGAAGAAAGCATTTAGTGACGCAATGGCATTGCCCGCTAAATCTGCTGCTGTTGCATTGATTGACTTGTTAGAGAAGATCCCTGCACCAAGTAAAGAAGCATCTAAGATTCTTAACAGAAACATAACTAAGATCGCCAACGCATTTAAGTTAGGTGCTGCTAGTACAGAAGTTGCTAACGATGAAGAGGATAATGATGAAAAAGAAGAAGGTAAATCTCCTACATTGTTACAGGCACTGATAGGTAAGGCAATGAATGCCTTTGGTGGTGGTGAGAAAACTGAAGGTGAGACTGGTGGATCTGGTTCTACTCCAGAATTGCCTAGCTCAGCACCTCAACAACAATTGATGCCCGCACAAATGGGTGATCCTAGCACAGGAAAAAGAGCACCATACACAGGAACTGCTGATGGTATAGGTATGGGTGATGGTGGCAAAGGCACTAGAGCAATGCAACCGATTAAGAAACGTAAAGGTCTTGCTAAAAAATTATTTGGTATGACACCTATGGGTATGGCATTTAATGCGGGTGCTAAAGCATTCAAAGGTTTAAAAAGTTTAAAGGGCAAAGCAGCTGCTATTAATGAAAAAGTAAAGGGTGCAGCAGGAAAAGCACTAGCAGCAACACCTATGGGTATGGGTGTAAAACTTGGTATGAAAGCACTTCAAGGTGTTAAAAATATATTCAATCCTCCTGATGAACCACAACAAAGTTTGACAGAATTAACAGAGAAAACTGTAAAAGAATCTAGAGATGCAAAAAATGCCAAGGTAGAAAAACTAGCAGAAGGTGCAGCAGGAACTGGTGATGCTGCAATGGCAGGACTCTCAGGTGGTGGTGGATACACTGGAGGTCAAGAGGGTGGAGAACTTGCTCAACCTAACATTGAAGAGTCTCCCTTTATCAATGCATACAATGTAACTTCGCAATTCTAATGTCAGTAAACGTCAAGTCAAATTTTCAATTAATAGAATTCCAGATTGCACAGTTTCCTCCAATCGGAGTTAATCAGGTGCTGTTTGTTAGATATACTGAAGATATACAATCTGCAACCATGCTCATGGAAGTTCAAATTACTGATAGTGAGACGGGTCTTATATCGCAATTGACGGGTATGGAGAATGTATTCATACAGATAGGAGATAGCGAGGACAGAACACAGATAGGTGGAAACTTTGTAATATATGACATACAGGATAGAAAAAATATTGGTGGTAAATCATCTGCTGTACTGATGTTGTGTAAGGTTGACTTCTTAAATAACGCTGCTAATAAAATATCACGTAGATTTGGAAAAGGTGGTGGTAAAACTATAGATGAGATTGTTAGGAAAGAACTATTGGGAGACTTACTTGGCGTCACAGATGATAGGATCGCAAACTTTGAACCAACAATCAATACATTTTCTTTTGTATCTCCATATTGGAATCCATTTACTGCAATTAGATGGTTAGCAGGAAGAGCAATACCAGCTGCAAAGGGTAGTGGTAGAGCAGCAACAGCAGGATATGCATTCTTTGAGACTAGAGCTGGATATAATTTTCTATCATATGATTATTTTAGTAAACAAGTTCCTGTCACACGTATGGTTGTTGGTCATGAGAAATCTGAGTTAGAGGATGAAGAGGATAAGGGTATCACTGCAGTTGATAAGGTCACAATAGAATCATCTGTAGATTTGTTTAAAGGTTTGAACTATGGATCTTATTCAAGTAATGTTATGACACTTGATCTTGCCAATATGAAGTATGAACAGCATCCATTTAGCATCAATAAATATTACAAGGATGTTAACGTGATGAATTCTCGTAAGACACCAGAGTTCTACAAAGGATTTGATAATACAGGGACATACACTAGAATTATGACAAAGATATCGGACTCTGCATTGTTTACTGAGGGAGAATATACACAGGGATTCACAAAACAACTTTCACAATCCAGTTTAAGGGAAAAATTATTTTACAATAAAAAAGTCACAGTAGAATTGGTATCTGATTATCAATTAGAAATAGGTGAGGTAGTTCAATTGGACATTTACAAAGGTAGTAGTGATAGAAAACAAGATTTTACAAACTCTGGTAAGTACGTGATTGGAAAAGTAGAGAGGACATTTAAGACTAGTGAAGATAAGATGTCTACTAGACTTACATTATATACAGACTCGGATGGTGCAGAATCATGATGAATGAAGGGTTTGCTAATTTTATAGGAAAGGATGGGTTCAACTGGTGGGTTGGACAAGTAGAGAATGATGGTGGAAGATATTGGAACACTGAACTAAATGATGGTGAAGGTGATTATGATTATTCTGACTACGACTGGACTAATAAAGTAAAGGTTAGAATTATAGGTTATCACAATCCAAATAGAAAAGAGTTACCTACAGTTGATCTACCATGGGCACAGGTATTGATGCCCGCTATCTATGGAATGAGATCTGGTATTGGATCTATACAACAGTTGCAACTCAACAGTTGGGTTGTAGGATTTTTCATGGATGGTGCATCTGCACAGATCCCTATAGTCATGGGTTCTATCGCTGATGAAAACCCAATAAGTGCATACAGTCAGAAAGGTGGAGAGGAGTTTGGATTTGCACAATTAAATAGTCCATTCTTCAAGAAGAGAGATCATGGTGAACAAGGTAGTTCATCAGGAAACACTGCGAATACTGTTGAAGTAAATGCTGATACTGGTCACGATAAGAAAGCAGAAACGAATGAGGGACATAAAAAAGAAGAAGGAACAACTGACACAAAGAACGAAAGAGGACCTGCAAAGGAAGAGACTGAGAAACAAGCAGTAGCAACAGAAAAGCAAAAGGTTACAGTTCAAGTTGGTAATGGTAAATGTGGATCAGAGACTGCTACAAAACTTGAAGGTCCTATGGCAGAGTTCATGAAGTTTGCTCGTGGCGTAGAGAAAAATGATATAGATGAATTTATTGACAAACAGACTGGTAAAGTTGTTGACATGGAGTATGAAATCAATATCATGTCACAACGCATACAAAAGAAACTTACAGGACTGACTGCTAACATCAAGGGCGTGGTCATGGAAGAGACCAACAAACTTGTACAGGATGGACTTGCTAACCTTAGTATTCCTGATCCTGCGTTAGATACTGCAGTCAGAAAACAACTCAAAGATGTTGGTGATTTAGTATCATGTTTGTTTAAGCAAGCAATAGGTGAACTTGGTGATTTTATCAAGGGTATGTTGAGTGACCTAGTAGAGAAGGTATTAGACACTGCATTATGTTTAGTTCAAAATTTCCTCGGTGAGATTATGAAGAAATTGATGGACAACATCACAAGTGCACTAGGAGTATTGAAAGGTGTTACAGGTGCTATCAAGGGTGCAAAGGATAAGATACAAAACTTACTTAACAAGGTCGGTGACTTTATAGATCTATTTTGTGATGGCGAACTATCATGTGCTATTGGTGCATCTGTATTTGACACTGGTGTTGGTGCAAAGGCAAAAGGTAATGATGCAACTGCAAAAAATATTGCACAGTATGCGGTCAAACCACCAAATTCTATATCAATTGTAGGTAAAGGTAATCCAATAAAAGGTTTTGTTCCTGCTGTTGATCGTAACGGAGTTAAGAAGGTATTCAATACTGCAAA